TTCATGAGTTGATAGTTCATGAAGTTTTTTACTCTTGTAGCTTGGTCTTCTTTTTGTTTATTTACTACACCCATAATTTGAGTGTGAACTGGACCAGTTGCTGGAAGTAATTCTTTGTAAGCGTGTGCTTGAAACTGTGTTACTGCTTCAGCTAATACAGGGTGCGTTGCACCACTTGCATTTGTAAACGGCTGTGATCTTGTTTGATATTTAAATCCTAATAAATCTAAACCTTTTGTATATCCATCTTCCCAATCTTTTCTAGACGCTTTGTATTGTGTGTAATTTTCGTAAAGATCAGAACCTAATCTTCCTAAAACTTCTTCTGGTAATAAATCTGCTAAATTATCAAAGTGTTCGTTTGTGCCTGGCTGGTTTACAGCTTCTGGATCAAAACTAATTGTTGCACCACCATCTTCTTCTTGTGTTACTTGAATATCGTCTGGTCCAACCTGTTCTTCTATGTTTGCTTGAGAAGCCTCTACAACTTCTTCTTCACTAGGTAATTCTATTTCCTGCTTTACGTTTGGTAAAGACTTGTCTATTTCTGACATTATTTTTCTCCGAGTTCGAAACCACTATAGTCTTTTTTCCAGGAACATTCAACCCCTGTGGGTGAGGTCCTCTGAGAGGTGGTATCGTAGTTGTTAACTTTTTAGTCATCTGTTAATGCCTTATATCCTTGTATACCTAATGATAAACCTAATCCAGCTAAACCTGCTCTAGAAAGAATTGTTAATCCTAATCTACCTAATCCTAAACTAGCAATTTTTCTAGCAGCTGCAGGCAATCCTCTTGTTAGTTTTGGTGTCTGTTCTGCAAATGCAGGATACAGATAATTTAATGGATCTGTTGCAATATCTACCGGTGAATCTCCTTCAGATATCTGACGTGTAATATCCATAGCTGCCAATGGTGCTAATAATCCTGGTGATGCTGCAACTCCTAAACCACGACCCAAAGTTCTAAAACCTGTTTTAATAATACCTGGTTTTTTCTTTTCTACACCTGGAGCTCTAGATGCAAATTTTAAATTGGTTTTACTAGCCTCAATTGTTTTTGGTGCAGTTGCAGCTATTGATCCTGCAGCAAGCGCGCCTGCTAATGGTAATTGATAATCTAAAATATCAGGTCTTGGTAGTTCTGTTGTTATTGGATCTGTTGCCATTGCAACCAACATATTTTTTTGTTGAGCTTCATTTGATAAATAAGTTGTTGGATCATCGTTTCTAAATTCTTTTACAATCGCAGATCCAAGCGCTCCCGCAACTCCAGCTGCACCAAATGTTTTTGCTCCTGGTGATTTTAAAAAATTTAAAAAACCTGTTGCAACTCCTTTAATTCTATTAACTGCTCCACTTTCTGATTTTAGATTTTGAACTTTGGTTGCTGTTCCTACTGGATCTTCCTCTAAGGCTGCAGCCATTTGTGCACCACACCCTTGACCACCATCAGCTAATTTAACTCCACCAAATATTCTACAGATTTTATTTGTATCTTTTTTTGCAAACTCAACTAATTTTTGTGAGCTAGCTATTAATTTATTAGCACCACTTTCTCCAAAAAGTTCTGTTATTTCTGGGGTTAGTTTTCCAGAAGCTAAAGTTTTTTTTATAAATCCACCTAGCGGTAAGTTCTGTGATAACGTTTTTGTAATATTATATTTTGGATCTAAAAGATCTTGAGCACCATAATCTATAACATTTATTTTTCCTTTAGCGTCCATTGTAAAATCACCGGCTAGATTTCCAAATAATGTTTGGTTTATATTTTTTAATTTTTCAACTTTTGATAAGTTAGTATCAATGTCTCTTCCTGCTATGATATTTTTTTGAAATGTATTTAATTTTTGATCTAAAAATCTTTTCCATTGATTAACGTCTCCTGCAATAGGATTAGTTCTAATAGCTCCTTCAAAATTACCAGACCTTTCTAAGGCTTTTAAAGATATAGGGTGATCAAATTGAAAAGGAGCGTCTCTTAGTGTGGGACCTTTTAAATCTAGTTCTGTTACAATTTTTTTCTTTATTTTTTCAAAATCATTTAATTTTTTAAGAGATCTTTTTAAAAGTCTAGGGTTATCCTTATAATATTCTTCTACAGTTTTTTGAAAAGTACGATGAATTCTATCAGGATAAAGTCTATAAAGAGCGGTTGCTCCAAGTCTTAAAGAATCTGAATCAATATCTTTTATAGACATGAATTGGGTTTCACGTAACTTTTCTCCTCTTCCAATTGCTAAAAATTTATTAATTATATTTGAATGAGTTCTTTCAGCTCCATCGCTAATTTGTTTTGTAGTTAAATTTTTATCTACAGAGTTTCTAATTGATGAGATAAGTTGTTCTTTAGTAGTGTTAGGATTTTCAGTTATATATTTTGCAATTGGTTTAACTAAAGGGTTTCCTAAAGTAATTTCTCCTTTTGCTGCTTTTTGAAGCGCAGCTTCTGATCCCAGAGTTAACTGCCTTGCAACTCTATCAGTTTTTAAAGTAGATATTTCTTTATGATCTTTTTTAGGAATTAAATTTTCAATGTCTATGCTTTTAAAAAAAGCTATGTGATTTTTATTTCTAAAATTTCCTTTTTCGCCTTTTGCAAAATATTCAGACAAATCTCTCCATATTCTTGCCTGATTTCTTTCCCAATTTGGTCTAACTTTTCTTTTTGTTTGTACAGGTTCATTTTTATAAGCAGGAATATTTAAAACAGAATCTACAACTGAAGTTCCTGGTTTTCTATTAATTACATAGTCGTTAAGGTATCTGATAAAATTTTTATATCTAGGAAGACTTGCTATTGGAAGTTGATTTGGCATTGCATAAGTCTTTCCCTTGTAAGTAAAAGATCTTTCAGCTGTTCTTTTAGCTGCTTTAGCTTCGGCTCTTCTTTTATTTCCAGCATCAACGGCTAACTTTAATCTTTCTTTATCATTTAACTTTAGATATTGTTTAGTAGATAGCCCATATTTTTTTGCTATGTCACCATATTTGGCTTCTAATAACCTATCTTGAGATTTTTTTTGATAAGCTAAAGCAGCTGCTTTTGCTTTAGCAAGAGATCCGTATTGTTTTTTAGAAAAATATTTTGTTTCATAATTAGGATAGTTTTCATTTCCATATGTAAAATTATATCCTGACTCTTTGACTTTAGTAACAGATCCTAACATTACACCTCCAGGATGCCGGCAAGACCACCATTTCTAAATCCAAGTCCTACATCTATGCCGAGTTGTTTTTGTATCTCCATAATCTCATCTGGGAAGTCATCTGGATTTTTTAAAACTCTATTTAATTGTCTAAAGTATTCTGTTTTTTCTTTTCCAACTAAACTTTTGTCTGTACCTAAACTTGCAAACAATCTTGATATATCTTTACCCTCAATACCGTATTTACGTAATGCTTGAAAACCTATCCTCGCTGCACCACCAACAAAGAATGGTACACGTCCACCATCTGCAAATTCAAAATCATCTATGTCAACAGTATCAGGATTAAAGAATCTATCAGTGACTCCTCTGCCACTCTTGTCTTTGACACTAATTAATCTTTCTGCAAATAGCTGTATATCATTTGGTGTATCTAGTTTTGCAACTGCTGTTGCAACCTTTGGTCCAAAATATTTTTGTACCAGTAAAAATGGATCACCCATGCCACCGCCACCACCTTCAGTCATAAATTTAAAATCATCTGCTTCCATAATATCGGATAGAGATGGATTACCTGGCTCATCAGTTAGATCTTTTATTCTATTTAAAAAATCTCTAGCGTTTGCTCTGACCACTGGTTGAGCTGCAGGTGCTACGCCTGCGTTTAAATAAATTTTATCGACTATGTCATTTACAATTAAATTATTGTTTTTAACATTTTTAATTGCCTCCAAACCTGCACCTGAAAATGATGGTTCTGCAACATCATCTGGTCCGCCACGTGAACCTGGTGGTGGTAGATCGTCTAGATTTTTAATACCAAGTCTAAGCGCATCGTTTATATCTTTATCGGAAGCATTAGGAAATTTACTTCTTAATTCTATCTCGTCAACTAATGGTTTTGCTTTTTCTCTAAAGTTTGGCGCATCAGCATTTAGTTTACCAAGTTTTTCTTCTAATTGAATTATTTTTTGTTTTCCAGAAGACATTGTTGAAGTGTCATAATCTTTTAAACCAAACACATTTCTAGTTGGTAAGATTGTATCTCTTGGATCTACGCCCTCTGGTAGATCAATATTATCTCTTAAAGACATTAAACCTTCTTTGTCTAAGTTTTTAGTTCTTGTTGCCATGTCTGTAATATTTGCTGGCGCTGCAGGTGGAAAATAAACATTCTCCATCTTCTGCATATTAGATAGTAATTTATTTGCTTGTATGTCATTTAGCTTACCGGCTACCGCATAACCTACAGGACTTGTTAATTCTTCTACTGCTTTTGATTGTGGTAGTATGGCTAATGCTTCTTCATTGATGTCCATGTCTAACATCAACTCTGGCGATTTACCTTTACCTAAAAAATTTACATTAGTTTTAGTTCCAAGAACGTCGTTAACGTTACCTCCTAATTTTTTAAAGGATTGAAGAATCGCATTTAATACTTCTCGTCTAGCCATAATATTCTAATCTACTCCTGTCAGGCAGTGGTTCGTCTTTGTAAGAATCTTTGTTACGAACTAAGCCACCTTGTTTAATACGCATCAACGCCTGAGTCATGGAGTCGACATAGTCATCGTAATCCCCATACGGAAATGATGCGCACTCTTCTACCACCTCTTGAGCGAAATGTTGGTGCATAGGAGCCCATATCATTCCTGTCTCAAACAGCGGTGATACTGAGTTTACTCTAGCATGTTTATCATTTCCTCGGCTCGGTGTAAAGTTAACAACTGGTATTCCCATATCTCTTAATTCAGCTGTAAGAGGTATCCCTGATGCCTTGGCCTCGACTATCACCATATCAGGACGCCAGTATAAATACTCTTCGTGAGCTACTTTCTTTAATTCTGGAAACTCATATCGATCTTTGAAAGCGTTTAATAATATTATCTGAGGGTTTTCATCTTCTGACGAAAAGACTCCCCATGTTGTAATAGCACTATAGTCAGCAGATTCTTTTTTAAGAAAAGCTGTATCGTAAGATTGAATTATAAAATCACACTTAGGTGGTTCTTTTTCTTCCCAGTTTTGCCACCAGTCACGTTTAATAATAGCACCTTCTTCAGCTGTAGGCGATTGCATGTATTGAGCGTTCCAGTTATTAACCGGAATAGATGCTTTAGTTTTCTCTAATTCGTCCTTGGTCCAGTATTCTGGCCACACGGGTTTACCATCAGGTAATA